CTTTTGAATTTCCAATCTCACCAGCTGTCATTGTCCAGGCAACACCGACCTGTTCAAAATAATCTATTGCCGATTTTGTTGCATCGTCTTGGGAGTTATAATATTCATCCATCCGCGCTTTTGCTTCATCAACTGAATCTGATGTAGCAATGATTTCATCTCTCTCATCTTCCCATTTCTGTTGCCCTTGTAATCCTTTTCCAAGCTCACCGATCGCATCATTGTATATTTCCAATAAATCTGCAATACTCGGGATAAGTTCGTTACCGATCGTGGTTGCCAGCCCAGCCATCGCATCGTCAGCCCGGTCCATCTCAATTTCCAGCCGGCGGGCAGCTTTGACTGCTTTGCCATCCAACACCAGGCCTGTGGCTTCAGCTTCTTCCCCCAAAGCTTTGATACCTTCTGCGCCTAATTCCATCATCGGTGCCAGGTTGGCACCAGACCGGCCGAAGTTATCCAGCAGGAATTTTGTTCTGGCAATTGGGTCGTTTAGTGAATTGTATTGATCCGCCAGCTGCCCCATACCTTCAATGGTTGGTTCAAGCCCATTGCGGATCGCGATATTCATCCCGGTCATCAGGTCTTCATAACTGACCTTGACATCATCAGCAGCCTGTATAAGTTTACTGGCTTCTTCAGGCGTTGACCCTATCGCCCTGGATAGTTGTCTCACTTCCTCTGCATAATCCAGCGTGGATGTAATGACAGCGTCATAACCCTGTTTGAGTGTTTGAAAGACCTGCTGGACCAGCTGCACTGCCTGATTCAATCCGGTAAAAGCGGTCATTAACCGGTCGAAACTATCGCCGGTCTTTTCGTTCGTTTCCTGGAGCTGCTCGGTTTCCTTCTCCAGGCTGTCAGTCGCCTTCTCCGCCTTCTTGGCGTTCTTCTCGTAATCCGAGATATCCAGTCTTAGCCGAGCAACAAGGTCATCTAAATCAGCCATCTTTTTTCCTCAAGTCCTGCCCGCCCATCGCCACGGTCATCATCTCCGCAAACTGGATCATGTCATCCACCGTCTGTTCCTTTTTGATCTTGCCGAACTCTGGCATAAAATCCTTGTATCCCAGTGCCTTCTTGCGCTTGCCCCGGTTCATGTTGTAGACCGTTGACGCGGTGATCGCGTGACCCATCAGGTCGATCTCCGTTCCCCATGGTTCCAGCATGTAAAAGGCCATCCATTCGGTCAACTCCGTGCTGCTCAGGCGTCCGGAAAGTTCCGCTACTGTCATGCCCAGCTTCAGGGCCAACTTGTACAGGAACCGTCTTCCCGGACGCTCGTTTAGTTTTTTAATGCGTCTTCGAGGTCACCCTCACGCATCCGCGCCATTTCCTGTGCCTTCTCAAATATGCGCGTCAAAGCATTGGCATTCTTCTGGCTCAAGGCTTCCACCTCATCCTCAGAGAACAGCCGCTTGCCCTGTTCATCGCAGATCACGAAAGCGCACATCTTGGTACGCAGTCCAACCAGGTCAGCCTTGCGCTTGCTGCCTTCCCGGATGAAGATCGCTTCCTCAAACTTGTCACGCTCTTCAGCGGACATTGTTTTGATGTAAACGCTGCCATCCCATTCAGGGATGTACAGCTCTTCAATCTTGATATCCCGGATCCCGAGTATCTGTTCCTTGCTTAGTGCCATTTAGATCTCCTAACTGGACGGTATCTCACCGCCCGTGGCCTGTATCAAATCACTATGCCAGTGTCACTGCCCCGGTTGGTTTCAAGGTCACCGAAGCGGTCAATGCGCCATTCACCGGCATCCCAGGTTGGAACCCGGTCACCAGTGCAGAGAACGACCATGTGGCTGGTGTTGAATCTGAGAAATACAGGTTGTATGTCTGTGCAACCCGGCTCACCAGGTCATGCAGCAAGCCGGCAGCTGCATACTTGTGGGTCGCGTTGTCCGGATCGTAAACGATATCCAGGGTGACCTCACCAGAGCGCAGGATCGTCCCGACCACCTCTTCCCACCCACCGGTGGAATCGTGGGATGTTACATCCTCAGTATCCAGGCTCAAGCCGGGACCGGAAATGTTTGTTACATTTGCGATCGCGGTTGCACCCCGTTTCAGTGCACATCCAAAAGCAGAATATTTTGCCATAAGTTATCTCCTATCCTGAGAGGCGTCATGCCTCATCAGGTGTACTCTGAACGCATGGGCGTTCAGAGTCATTCTTGTTATACGTATGTCCCATCAAGCGTTGGTACGCCTGAGATCTTCAATGACAGGCTGGCAGTCAAAGCACCACCGACCGGCGCGCCTTCCTGGAACCCGGTCACATAAGCAGCGAAACTCCATTGCACCTTGCCTGTGGTTGGGAACCGGATCTGGAAGTTGCGCAATGTCTTGTCCTGGTAATCATTCAGAACACCGGTTGACGCATCATGCGTTCCGTCATCCGGGTCATAAACGATGTCCAGGGTAATTTCACCTGTTCGCAGGATGGTTGCCACCACTTCCTCAAACGCTGATGCCTGGTCGTGTGTGGTCACGTCTTCCGTGTCCAGCGCCAGTCCTGGCCCGCTGATGTTGGTCACGTTGGCCAGCTCTGTGAATGCCTCTGGACCTCCACCGTCACCAACCATCAACTTGGTAGTTAATGCAGCTATCTTTCCCATAAAACCTCACTTAATGCACGCCTCATTCCGCGTGCCATATAATAAAATCCAAATTGGTCCAGTAGATCTGGCTCTCCGGGTCATAATCCGCGTTCTCATCATCCGACAGGATCGCATAAACGGTTGCTCCCGTAACACCCAGCGTTCCTTTGAACCCGTCCAGGCATCCCCTCACTGCATCAGCTACAGCCTTGCATCCTTTGGGGTCATCATCCCAACAGGTGATCTGTATCCTGGGGTGTGCCGTTCCGCCGGCACTGTCATGCGTATGGACCCTGGGCGTGCTGATCCGTTGGTAGGTCACACATGGCAGCGTCACGTTCTGTGGTAGTCTTACCGGGTAAACCCGCGTGCTGATCAACGCCTTGACTGTGGCATCCTTGCTCAGCTTATCGAAAATCGACTCTTCCAGGTTCAGTGTCACTTGCCAACCTCTTTCAACTTGCGCTCAATAACCCGCGCCATAACATCAGAGATGTCCTGTTCGTGTTCATCAAATGCCGGCCGCATGTATGGCCTTGCCGGGATGTGCACAGACTTCACCGAATGCCATGCGCCATCTTTTGTCTGGAATACCAGGAACGGTTTGTTCTTCGCCTTCACGATCCCGCCGTATTCATGGATCCGCGCATACTTCACGCCCCTCGGACCAACGCTCGCCTCAGCCATCTGGCCTTCAGCCTTGTCCAGCTTCGCTCTGACGTTTTCGATAAGGTTCGATGTATCGATCAGCTTATGGTCCCGGATGTTATCCTTGATGTAACCCTCAGCCAGTTCAGCACCAGCCAGCGCCGCTTTTCCCATCACTTCAGCCGCTGCTTCACGCAAAGACTTCAGACGCTCTTTGAACTTGGGCATGTCTTTGAATTCAAATTCCATGCTCGCCATTACACATCCACCTTGACCAGGTCCAACAATAACCCGCTTGGCCCACGCATCACGATACTCGTGACCTGGTAGGTCTCAGCCGGCGATAGGGTTGCCCCATGCCGGCTGATGATCTTGACCCGGTCCTTCTGTGATACCGTGGTCCCAATAGGCAGTCGCAGCTGTGCGTCAGACCGCAGCACGGTCTTGTCGTTCGCTTCACGCTCGCGTCCACCGGTAGGGTCGAAACCACACTCGATCGCCAATCCATAGCTATATGTGGGAACGGGATAGCCAAACGAATCCTGGCTCTCACTCAATATCCCAATCTGGCAAGTGTCGTTATAGTGATCTGTATGTGCTGTTCGTAACCCTGTCAGTTCCGCGCTGCTAAAAGCTTTAGTTGCTGTCATCGTCGTCCAGTTCTTCTGCGTCCAGTTTAGGTTCTGGCCTTGTCGTGATCGTCTTCACGCGTTTCCGGGAATGGTAGTGCCGCGCCATCTTCATTGCCTGCTCATACATCTGGGAGCGGTTGAAACTGCCCCCGTCTGCATTGAAGTCATACAATCCGATGAACGCGGCAGCCTTCTCTTCCCATATTTGCGCAGCTGCAGCATTCAGGTCATAGGTCGCCGTCCAGCTATCATCTTCAGGATCAAGACCTTCCGAATCCAACACCGGGTAACCCTCGATGATGTCCTCAAGGTCATCATCTGAATAGGTCGTCGATGTCGAATCGGCGATCATACGCCTGAGTTTGACAACTTCCGTTACACTGGCAGCCATGTCAACTCCTCAGCTTACAGCCGGATATACTCGACGTAGTACTTCCCGACAAAGCCTGTGGTGGCCGCGCTTCCAAAGCAGACAAGATATGAGGTCGATCCCCATACCACCTCATGCTCTGCTACAGTACCTGCAGTCACCTGGTCATGGTTGCTTTCGCAAACCAGGGCGGCGTTGATATCCAACCCGTCGATCAATTCATCATTGGTCAGGCCGGTGGCATGAACGCCAGCGTCAATGGTCGCAGCACCAGTTGAGACAACTGTTGAGCGGACCACAAAATTGGTGATCAAGAGATCAGCACCTTCCGGGTTGAGCAGGGCAAGCATAGCGCCGCCTGCAGGCAGTGCGGTCAAGTCACCGTATAAACAACCTTTTTGTTCAGACATTTTTCAAAACTCCTTAAGCAGGGAATTACACCCCGCAATTATTTATTAAGCAACAGTGAACTGATGCCCACCGATGATGTACCACTTGCCACCCCAAGCGATCAATTCGACCGAGTCGCCGATGGCGCCCGAGAACGTTATCACGTCCTCACCAGCACCACCGCCACCGAACGAACTGGCAGATGTAACCGTGTTGGCCTGTGCCTGGCCAGATATGATGATCAGATGCTTCAGGTCATCTGTGATATCGGTTGGGTCAGCCAATGTAGCAGCCACAACGCCTTCAACGGTCTTGGCGATCTTGCAAATCCCGTTCTTTACAGTGATCGGGCCGTCAGCCACGAGCGTCTGTTGTATGAAGTCCAGCAAGTTGAACTCATTCGCTACAGTCGTTACACCGTCCATTTTGTTCAATTCTGCGGCGGTTGATGTAATGGCTGTGCCATTAATTGAAACGGTACTCAGTAAGTCGATCGCCGATCTAAGTTTCTTCGGATAAAATCCCATAATTTACCTCACTTTTGTTGTTATGTGAGGACCCTTGCAGATCCTCACATAATCAACTTTAGGCTGTCAAAACAGCGAATGGGAACCGGGTCGCAGCGGTTCCGTTGACGCGGTTGATCGGGTTTGGCAGTGCAAAACCGAGGCGCATCACAGCCCGCAGGGCAACCATGTCCTGTTGTGCCAGGTTGTAGACGATGTTGCCACCGGCGTCCTGGATCACGGCCTGGTCAAGGATCTTGTAGCTCATATCCTGGCGGATCGAGTAGACCAGCTGGTCCCACTGCCCGGAGATCATCAGGCTTGAACCTGCAACCACTGAACCATCCAGCGGGAAGTAGATCGGTGAACCGTCGAGCAGATAGCCAGCGCCGTCCTTTGAGAAGATCGGGTTGCCATTGCTGTCTCGGGTGTTGCGCAGGATACCGCGCACAGATTGGTGGGCGATGTTGCCGTTGACTGCAAAGCCGTCAGCTTCAACGCTCATGAAGATACCGTCAACGCCGGCAGCGGTCTCACCCAGGATGGCTTCGTATGCGTCAGCATACGCAGCCAGGGACAGGGTGTGGCCTGCAGCAGTCGAGCCGGCCAGAATACCAGCCGCGCCCAGGTTGGTGGTCCATGACGCCGGGATGTTGGTTCCGTAGAACACAGCACGGGCGATCGTGGTGTTGAATGCAGCGATCAATTCCGGCTTGACCTGAGCCCAGATGTCAAAATTGGAATCATTGAGCAC